ACAAAAGAATATCTAAAGATGGAACTCAAACATTTGATGAGGTTTTAGCTGGTATCAAACAATGCTCTGCAAATAATCTCCCGTTCACATTGTCTGTCACCTTGACAGAGGATGTATTAAAGCGAGGCGATGAAGTATTAGATTTCCTTGTTTCTTTATCCCCCGAGTCTCTTGCATATAATATTCTGATGCCAGAAAAAGGTATTAACCAGTCAGATGATTATTATAAACAAGCGACACAGTTTATGATTCATTCTTTTGAAAAATTAAAACATCATGGTATTGCTGAGGATCGAATTATGAGAAAAGTTCATGCTTTTATTAATAAAAGTCTTTACTTATACGATTGTAGTGCTGCTGGAGGAAATCAATTAGTTATTACACCTGATGGTAAAATTGGAATTTGTCATGGTTACTTAAACACAATGGACTATTTTCCAACAAACTTGCTTGATAACGCCATGATTAATCCTAAAGATAATATTATGTATCAACTATGGAATAAGCGGACTCCTTTGTTGATGCATCAATGTCAACAATGTGAATGTCTTGGAATATGTGGAGGCGGGTGCCCTTACGTTGCAGAATACACCAATGGCTCTATTTTCTCTTTGGATGATCGATTTTGTATTCATTCAAAAATGATTCTCCAATGGCTACTTACTAATGCATATGAGCTATCCAAGTAGTTTTTTGTTTGATTTGTTGTGTCGAATGAATAATGCCTAAAAGATTGTTGAAATCAATTTTCAACTTAACACTTTATCATTTTTTATATAATTGCAGTATTCCGACAATGAAGCCGTAGCATATTGCAATTAAAATGGGAAGTCACAAAATCCACAGTAAATAGCTGATTCAAAGATATGAGTCTGGTCTTTTGCCGTATCAGGAGTCTGAACAAATGTTAAAAGATCAAGTGGCGATGATTCGTCATTATGTTTCAAAAAAGTTAGAGGTCTATGATGAAAGCGTAAGAAAGCAATTTTTGCATTTTGATTCCTATATATGTTAAGCACCTCCATGTACCCTTGCACAAGATGCGCGAGTAATCCTATTCCTTAATTCTATTGCTCGTGGGGCCACATATCCTGCTTCTAAGAGTAAATTATCATATCAATCTTCTGGTGAATTAGGGACTTTTGCTCAAAAAATTATCACAACAAATTACATCACACGGTTTTCTTAAGTAACAATCGACTGCTATAAATCCAGTTTGAGTCGCTTCTCGGTTTCAATGCACATCAATCGAATAACCTCGAAAAACATTGGCTGAGAGGACATGGTAAAGTTTTTATCTACTATGTCGGATAGCCGTTCGTATGTAATCGCACCGGTACGTCGATTTCTGAAATATTTGTATCAAAAACAATACATCAAGGAGGATTTATCCATTGTGTTTGAGGGCATCCGAATGCAGAAATCAATAAAATTACCCTCTTATTACAGTAAAGAGGAAGTAAAGAAATTGAAACCAGTGTAAACCGAAGTGGTCTGTTGGGAAGCGCATTTATGCTGTAATTTTATTGGTATCCAGATTTGGTATCAGGGCATCAGATATTGCAAGTCTGCGATTGTCAGATATAGACTAGGATAACAACCAATTACACTTTGTTTAAATCAAAACCGAACAACCTATCCTGTTACCTTTGCTTGCGGATGTTGGCAATGCGATTATCGACTATATTCTCCATGGAAGCTTGGAATAAATTATAACCCATTCAGCGATTACAAGCATAGTAGATAAATATACGCGGGGGTTCAATGTCAATATGGGAAACAGGCACCATGGAGCACATAATTTAAGGCTTAGTGTAGCGATAGCTCTCATTGATAATAATGTTTCGTTACCTGCCATATTGGATATTTTGGCATCGGACATTTCTCTCTACCATGCGATATCTGGAAATAAATACGAAATCCCTCATAGATTGTTCTTTGGGAGTGCCCTCTTGCAGATAATAAGTTTTACAATCAACACGATGGATTTTTTATGAAAACAGCCTTAATTCTTAACTAACTTTTGATAGCAATAGACTTTTGAAAAGCCTTACAGGGCTTAAACGCGGGAGTCGTGTGCTCCGGTACAATGATTGTCGTGTTCCGGGAGATATTGCGGGCAGTCTTGGCAGCCCTCTTTTTAAGAATAAAGCTGCCGAATCCACGGAGATAAACTTCCTCGCCCCCTACTATCAGCGAAGACTTAATACCCTCCATCACGCCTTCAATCACCTGAGCTACGATTGCTCTTTCTATACCGGTTTGCTGCGATATTTCCCTTATCAAATCTGCTTTCGTCATAGCGGTTCATATTATTTGTTATTGCCCGGAGGCAAAAATACAAATTTATATCATTATCCATCGCATCTTCAACCGTATTCCCGTCTAAACATTCACAGTTGAGACTTTCTATTCTTTTGATACAAGTAAAGTATCAAAATGAAGTTAGTTCTCAACAGAAAATTCAAAAGCACCTCCTACACAATTGGTGACTTATTCATCGACGGCAAGTTTTTCTGTAACACCATCGAGGATACCGTCCGTGAGCTGCCGGCAACCTGTCCGGATACGACTCGCGGGCGCTCATGCACCTGCAAGGAGAAAGTGTATGCCCAAACAGCCATTCCTGCCGGTACATATAGGATAACTCTTGAGTATAGTCCCAAATACAAGCGGGAAATGCCTTACCTGCATGATGTTCCGCACTTTCTGGGCATCCTCATTCACTCCGGGAATACTGAAACCGATTCTGCGGGATGTATCATTGTAGGAAAGAATACCGTCAAGGGAAAGGTTCTTGAGTCGAAAGTTACTTTTCAGAAGCTATACTCGCTTCTTGAAGGGCACGATGATATAACCATCCAGATCGTATAACGAGATGGCTGTTAACAGACTCAAGGCTCCCAGGAATGTCCGTATTGACTTTGCGCCATCTCCCCGACAATATGAGCTGTGGAAGTTGCTGCAGCCAAACTACTGCCCGCATTGTGGCGGTACCATAGAACAGGTGTTCATCGGTTATGACCAGCAGCAAAATCCGCAGTATAAGCCCCAATGTACCAAGTGTAAAACACAGAACTTGCCCCAGTTAATTCTGGGTGGCGGGGCGGCCGGCGGTGGAAAATCATACATCGGTAGCGTATGGCTTGTTTCATCGTGCATACGTTTCGATAACATTCGAGCGGTGGTTGGACGAAAGACCCTCAAGTCGCTAAAAGAATCGACATGGAACACCATTAAGGCCATATTGAAAGATTGGGGGTTGAAAGAGGATGTCAATTTTAAGATTAACAATCTCGAAGGTACATTGACATTCTGGAACGATTCGGTAATCATCATGAAAGAGATGGCCGATATTCCCAGCGACCCGAACTTTGAGCGCTTCGGCTCTTCGGAATATACCATTGCTTTGGTGGATGAGGTTTCCGAGATTTCCGAGAAAGCGGTGGAAGTCCTTTTTTCCCGATTGCGTTGGCGTATCCATGATACCTTCAAGACGCCGCGGATGTTGTTGACCACAAACCCGACCATTACATGGGTTCGTGCCCGCTTTGTTCAGGACGAGAATGGCGAAAGTGTGAAATGCCGTGAAGGGGAAGCGTATGTTCCGTTCAGCGTTTTTGACAATCCCAATATTGCTTTCAGGCAAGTATATGAAGCAGCCCTTAACAAGATTCGGGACCAGGCAACCAAAGAGCGATTGTTGTATGGTAACTGGGATTTCGTGGAAGCGAATGACATGGCGGTTTATGGAGGCTTTGACGGGGCACGCCATCTTGTAACCGGGTTGAAAGAGAAAGTTTATGATCCGACCCGCCCCATCATAACCGTATGGGACTTCAATGTGGCGCCACAGATGTCCGTGCTTTCCGCTCAAATTGATTATGACAACAAGAAGGTATACATTCTTGAGGAAATACTCGGCAAGCCGGAAGACAAGGAAAACAACACCCCGGCTCTTGCCCGTAAGGTGAGAATGAAACTATACAGGGACAAGCATATCGGTGGCGTGGATGTGACTGGCGACCCGGCAGGTCTACAACGCTCAACGACCAATGAGGATGGCGTAAACAATTATACCATTATTGTAGACACTTTCGGCAAAGGGATACTGAGACCCAAAATCAAACTCCTGCGGAAGCAACCTCCGCAAGCCACGCGATGCGAGTTTGTCAATGAGGTTTTTAATGGATATGAAGGTTGGGAGATTCAAATTGACATCAAATGTCGACGTCTGACGCAGGACCTTATATACCAGTTGCGCAATGAGGACGGAACCAAAAGCAAGCATAAAGTAACTGACCCCAAAACAGGAGTCAAATACGAAAGATACGGACATCTCTCAGACTGTCTTGATTACCTGTTGTGCTTTTACCTGCGTGACAGTTGGTACAAATACAAAAATGGCGGTGACGGCAATGGCTATGTGGTATCTACCACTGTGATACAGGAAGGATTTTCATACTAATATAAGGACGACATGTACAGACGTTTTCTCAATAACAATGACTATCTGGGGATAATCACCCCGGAGGCTCTTTCCCAGCTGACAAGGGGGAACGAAGACCGTTTCATCCAGGCGGAAGAATCGGCCGAGATGAGCGTTGTGGAGTATCTGTCCGAGAACTATGAAGTAGAAAAGGAACTTGCCAAGGGTAAATATATTGCCGAATATGATCGGCGTATTACCTATCCCGTAGGTGTACACATCTATTTTGACGGACAGATTCATGAGGTAATCCGCTCCATCAGCGGATATCGCAAGCCGGCGACAGCCCAATACTGGGAAGAATATTCGGGAATAGACATGGACGCTTGTCAGGTTGCCTGTTATTCGCAGTTCAGCACCTATTATCCCGGAGACAAGGTGAATTACAATGACGTGATTTATGTCTGTCTCAAGGAGAACGGCTACAAATTCGATGATATTCGCATTCCGATGGTGAATGGCTGGCTGGAGGCTGAAATCGCACCGTGGAACCCGGTGGAATATCCCCTATGGAGTGTTGTGGAGTATGACAACGGATTTTTCACGCTGATGACACTGGATAACTTCGACAGTAACCTCGATCCGATGACGTCGGACTGCTGGGGCGCCATAGCTGATTATGATTCCGAGTACAATGCTTATGAGTTGTCTGAAAATGAATATGTGGTTTATAACGGACACGTTTTTTACCCGGAAACGGACGTAAACGCCGACATACCACAAGTCGGGCGGAACATTTCGCTGCACGATCCCCGCAACTACAACCTCAAGAAACACATGGTGCGGTTGGCACTGTACGAACTCACGAAACTCATTGCACCTAATAATGTCAGCGTAGTCCGTATGCGCGACTACGAGGATTCCATGAAATGGCTTAATGATGCGGCCAAGTTGCGTCTCAATCCGCAGATTCCACGAAAACTTGATGAGACGAAAAAGCCAGTCACCGACTGGCAACTGGCTACCTTCCAAACGGATTATGATCCGTACAGGAATCCTTGGATGGTATGAAGTTAATCAAATTAATTTCACATTGAATGATACTGTTTCAAAATGTAGATGTGGGGCTACAGATTTACCAGATTTGTCTTCTCAACAATAAAAGAGTAGGCTTTATGGGCTTGACAAAGAAACAGTTTTACGAGTTAATATGGTAAAAATGGTTATAGGACCTGTTGGAGATTTTATTGGAGAATATGATGTTTTCGAAGTGGTGGATATTTCTACGGAGATATTTCCTCAAAAACAAATGCAATGGTTTCTGTCCGGGGCGTAGTTGCGGCCATAGATGTATGCTGACGTCCCGGATTCTCGCGACTGCTACGAGAACTTTCATCCTCGAATACTGGCGATCCTATGCAATCAGGAGGATGAGTGCGAACGTCTAGCCGGAATGCTCTATACGAAAGGTCTCACGCAGGAGCAGTTCGGCGAGGTATCCAGGATCTCTATGGCGAGCACTTGAGCAAGACAAGCATCCCACCGCTTCATAACAACCTCTGCGAGGACGTCTCGTAATGACTCACTCAATCTCTGAAGATGTATTACATGTTCGCCTTCAAAGATTGCGAATACATGAAGATCCACCGCAAGTGGAGTGTGGAGACCGAAGCCTTTTCCGTAGAGCTGGATCTGTGAAGACAAGTGCCGTGAAATGTCGGGGGGGGGCTCCAACAAACACATGGGGAGCACCTTGGTCTGGAGTGAGATGCTCGCAGAACTGCACGAATGGTGCATGCGGGGAATCGGCTTGGTGTGTGCCAACGGGTTGAGGATCCAGCCTACAAAGCCAATTTCATCTATCTGAACTACGAAGCAAGGATTCAGTCGATAATCTGACCAACGAGTTGAATCGAATATTTATAGAAGGACTTTCGACGGGGTACACGCATAAGGAAGACCATATCCAACGAGAGCCGGTTCTGCGGCTGATGGGCAAAACAGCCATGAATAAGTAATCGAACCTGCGGCCATAATACATTGTCCCGTTTTTTTTAATAACATAACAAACAATAAAAAAGATATGCTATCTTTGCAAAAGATATCAAATGAGCACTAACATATAAGGGGCAACCCGCTGAACTGAACGTCGAACTCGCAATTCTCGTAATCTCTATCAGTCAGTCGGCTTGCGGTCCTCGGTATATACCTTGTGGTATAGCCGTGGACGCATGGACTGTGATTGATAGAGAGGCTATGCGAGGCCCGACGTTCAAGAATGGTACTTGCGTCCTTTTTTTATGAAATACAAAGCCATAATGAGAAATTGCTTATAACAATTGTGAACTTATATAGCCACATTTAAAACTTGTTGCAATAAAACTGGAGGAAGCCCAATCAAAAATGCCGTCGCTGGCACTTGTCAAATGTGCAGGACATTCAACCAGTTTACGTGGGTCCGTATCGAATGATACGGTCCCATTTTTGTTTCCGTCAATGTACCATGACAAAAAATAATGGCCATGAAAGCCAACTCAACTAGTGTCCTTCGGTAGGTTCATCATCCTTTTTGTATCTGGAAATATTCCGTGTATTTAATGTCCACGTATGGGTTGTCACTAGAGATGGACTGATGAATGGCCTTGACCCGTTTCCAGAACCACCACCCTTTGTATTCTACCCATATAGCCTGATTTAATGTTACGGGAACCCGGATTTGGCCCTTTAATCGGCTATCCTCAATCATTCCGGTAAGTTGGATGTGCGGAGTGATCATCTCCACTTTTTGACGGAGCAACGGAACGGTATCGCGTATAATGACGGTATCCTTTACGGCTGCATCGATTGGTCCACCTACCTCCAACTGATGTTTGGCGGCCGCTTCGAGATTCTTGATCTTCACCCCAAGTTTTTTTATGGTCTCGGCATCCTGTGCACGGAAGCGTTTGTACTCTTCCACCGTCAGCCGTAACCCTTTGGTATCGACAGCGAGTGTTGTGGAATCGATACGCATACGGCGCACCTCAGACAGCAAAGCTGTATTGTTTGCCTGGTAGCGGTCTCTTTCGTTTGCCAGGTGTACGTTCCTGCGATATTGGATATAGACGATGCCCGACAGCAGCAGTACAGCCACGAGCAGATACTTTGACAATACTTTACTCATAGACTACAGCACTTTCAGGAATGAACCATACAAACTCATCCAAATAAGCTTCTTCAAGGAGTACCATGCCGCCACGAGGACTGGTTTCCATAAAGGAAAGGTCTTCGACTACAAGCCCTTTGCGCCCGACAAGTTCGTCCAGATGCATTTGGGTCAATTCGTCAGAGGCGACAATGGTCACATAGGCATTCTTTATCATAACATCCGTCTCTCGTTTGTTCTCTTCAATGTTGTGACTGGCATTTGAGCAGTTCCCGTATATCCGCACGAATCTCGTGTAAATCATTCTGTACCGTGTTAAGCTGCATCATGGTCGCTTCAAATACCGACTTGTCGAGCTTCATGGCATTGATACGGTCATACTGATCTTTGATAGTCGCTTCCAATCCGGCGCATTTGGTTTCCAGTTCTGCAATATGGGCCGTGTTGTTGATGTGCTGAATATAGAGGGTCAGTGCAAATGTCAGTACCGCAACAATGATTTTGAAATACTTGAGTACGAATTCTTTCAGTTGTTCCATAATGGTAGTATTATTCGATTAGTATAGAGAACGCTTCCTTTATTGCCCTCAAGAGCAATTCTGCCGCTGCACTGTTCCAGAATCCATAAACGACAAGTGCGACCAGAATCACCAGATATACCCACCATGCCACCTCGTTTTTATCAATCTTCCCTTTCTTCATCTTGAGACGGGTTTGTTGGGACTATCACGTTGAATATCACGTTCCCGTCACCGCCCTCGATGCGCAGTCTGTTCTCCTCCTTGTGTTTGATGGGGAAAATATCCATCAGCGCTTTGGCGGCATTCACGGAAACGGCCCTGAGGGGAGCCGGAGAGAGAGGGACACCGAAGCGGTCTGTAAAGTCCGCCGTTGCCGTTTCGTCCATGACGGCTTTCAGCGTCTCGGTAACCTGAAGCTTCACGGCCATAGTTTCCATTTCGAACCGTTCCGACGAAAGCAGGCTTTTGATGTGTGCCAGCACATGAGGCTTGTTCATAAGGTAATTCGCCGCCGCATTGGGGTTTTTGGTATGTTTCTCTCCAAATACTTCGACATAACATTTCTTCGGGCGACCGGCAAACTCCAGTCCCCCGTTTACATACAGCTCGCAGAATTGAAGTTCCTCCTCAGAGAGCAGTTTAAGTTCCTTGCTTTCTTTTGTATTATTTGTTTCCGGCATAGTTGTTCTTTCTTTATTCAAGAATAGGTTCATTCTCTTTTCGGGGTTTTCAGAAATTCGGATTTCTCCTGTATCAACTGTTCCATCAGTGCCTCATAGAAGACCTGGGCCAGCGCATCAGCACAAGCCTCAGCATCAGCCAATGAATTGATAAGGCGCATGTTGAACTTGATTTCGAGATCATAGCCGCTAATAATTGCCATGAGCTCGTTCCCGTCATAGTTTACCGCGCCATAGGTCATTCTGTCGGCAGTCCTGAACGTAATGGTTTCAGGTATTTGTCCGTTTGCAGTTTTGTCTTCTTCTTTCATATACAATTGCTATATTTTGAAATATTTTCGTGTTTTTTCCTTTTCACGGGTAAGCGAATCTGTTCCTTCCGGGTTTCGCAATCTTGAAGTAAATACCCCCAGGATGTCAAGGGTTGCCGTTACATCTGCTGCAGCATCATGGGCATCATCCAGTTCTACGCCGACCCTCTCCGCCACTATTTCTAACTTGCAGGATGTTATTTCGGCATTCGACGCGAATGTCAGCCGGCTGATGAGAAGTGTGTCGATATAATGAGGCTGAAAGTTGCCGTAGTAGTCCTTGGTCCCGGAAAATACTTTTTCAAATTCCGCCACAAGCCCCGCATAGTTCATCAGTTGCTGCATGAACCCGATATCAAACGCGATGTTCTGGCCGATAAGAAACGGCTTGCATGGATGACCCTTCGAGAGAGTATTCCGTTTGGCGAAATCGATGACTGCCCCGGCAACGGCCTGTATGTCTACACCTTGGTTCCGGAGCGTCTCCATAGTGATGGCCGAATAGTCCAACGCATTCTGCTCGTATTTCATCGGTGTCTGTTCCTCCCGCGCCTGTTCGTGTCTTGTCCGCAAGACCTTTTTACGGGGGATGCCCGTATCTCTCCTGCAATATGGAGAAATGTATGCCTGATAACTGTCTATGGTCTGCCAGGTGTCCAGCCGGACAGCCTGCAACGCGATCTGCGTACAGGCACATTCCCGACAATCCAGCCCGCCGGTCTCAAAATCGAGACCGATACCGACGTATATTTTCTGTTCTGCTTTGGGTGCCATGATTATGGTAAAATAAACATTAAAGAATTTTTATAGGTCTGTAAAGCGTTACAGCCCGTGTAATTGCTGTAGCGGATAACAGCGGTCATAATAACCACCTTGTCTTTCATGGAGAGTATTTCCGCTTTATGGGCTGAATAGAAGTCATTCCAACAGACACATTCTACAAGCTGGTTGTTCTGCGCCAGTACAAGTTTGGCGAATCGTTTCCTTGAGCCCGTTTCTCGGTCATTGTAGCTGTGTTCCGACACGTCGGCTACGGTCGCGCAAACGGTGGCTCTTCGGCCGTCATTCTCGTCCTTGAGTATCTCTTCCAGGGATAAATAGCTCGCCTTTCCCTTGACCGCGGCGCGGGCCTCGGAATTGTCAAATATGCGTCGGTAATCGATGCTGCCGATACCCGAAACTTCGATCTGGAGTCTTGACCAGAAATAGTGTCTGTCACGCAAGGATTCCGGGAAGTCTTTCTCGGGGAGTTCGAATCCGAGCTCTTGCGCCGCCCGCTTCAGAACGGCATGACGTTCGGTTACCGCCTGAACATTTTCTATTCGGTCAAAACAGCCGGCAAGTATCATGTTCTTTACATGACGGGCATTGACGGGAACCTTGACCGCCTCGTCCGGGTTATCCGGGTCCTCCCAGTATTTGTATTTTTTGAGCTTGTACCGAAATATCCGGTGGATGAAGTTCTCGATACTAAGAAAAGCTCCTTTAGCCCGTTCTGTCACAATGTATTCAACGGTTTTAATTCCCACCTGTTTGATGCGTGTCAGGGACCAGTAAATTTCATCCGTGGTATAATCGGTGAAAAACTCCACTGTAGAGTGGTTGATGTCAGGAGGTACAATCTTGGCGCCCGAGCACCGTTCCATCTCTGACATGAGGGAAGGGATTTCCTTGTCATCGGCCCATTGCAGGGCGACCGTATAGAATGCCGAGGGGAAATTGGCTTTGAGCCATGCTCCGCAGAAGGCAGTCAAGGCGTATGCCGCTGCATGGCTCCGATTGAAGGAGTATTTCCCCGCCACTTCAATCTTATGCCAGATCTCTTCTGCTTCATAGTCGGGGCAGCCGTTACGGATGGCTCCTGCTATGAAATCGGCCTTTAAGGAGGCCATAAGGTCGGCTTTCTTTTTTCCGATGGCTTTGCGCAGGTAGTCTGTCTTTCCCAAGTCAAATCCTCCGAGGGTATGGGCCACGGACATGAACTGTTCCTGGTACACCATAATTCCGAATGTGTTCCTGGTCGCCTCATAGCAACCGAAATTGTATACCGGCTCTACTTCTCCGCGCCTGAAACGCACATAGTCATCCGTTGCGCCGATATCGAGTGTTGCCGGCCGGTACAAAGCATTGATGGCGATCAGGTCTTCGATACAGTCGGGCTGTACGTCCTGAATAAAACGGGTGATACCCGGTGAAGAGAACTGAAAAATGTTCTGCGTGTTCCCTTCCGACAGCAGCCGGTAAGTCTTCTCGTCATCCAGCATCTCGCCGGTAATCCTTTCTATGCTGAGCGACTGTCCGTAGTGCTCGTTGACCAGGCGAAGTACGGCACTGAGCTTGGCCAGTTCCTTGGTGGCAAGCACATCCTCCTTCAACAGGCCGATCTCATCCACGGAATAGCCGTCAAACTCGGAAACCAACACACCTTCCATTTTGCGGACAGGCAGGAAATCAAAACACTCGGCAGTTTGCCCATCTTTGGAGTCGGGCGTGACAATGATTGCCGAGGCGTGTATGGAAGCAGCCTTGGGTTGGCCGAGCACCATGCGCACGTCTTCGATAACCTGCGGGTAACGCTGGATAAAATCATAAAGCTTGCGGTTGGAGCGGGCAAGTTTGAAAAGTCCTGTCCAGTCCGTCGTATCGTCCAGCATTGCTGTAATGTAGTTGACTATATGGTGAGGTATTCTGTGCACCCTTGCCACATCTTTCAGGGCAGCCTTCAACTTCATGGTTGTGAACGTGCCCGCTGAGAAGACTCGCTGGCGGCCATTGACGTTATATCGTTCTTCAAGGTAATCCTTGATTTCCTGCCTGCGGTCCGAGGCGTAATCGACATCGATATCCGCCTTACGGGAGGGCGGAATGTCCGCCCTCCACAAGTCCTTTCCCCACGAACGAATCCATTACGGTGAATGCTTCATTCGCTTTTTTAATTGTTACGTTTGTCACTTTCATTTTTTATACTTTTTATAGTGGACGATATCGCATATCGTCTGTTTGCAAACCTTGAATTGTTCAGCCAGTTCATTTTGCATGACTCCCGACCGGTGTAACCGCCTGATATGATCCGCTTGTTCATTTGTCAGTTTGGCGTTCACACTGTTCTCTCCATAATCATCCCTGAGTTTATGCACCATAGAATGCATGACGTTTTCTTGCCTGGTACACATTTCCAGGTTGTCACTTCGATTATTGTGCTTATTGCCATCCTTATGATTAACCTCCTTTGCCGCATTCCAATCATCAAGAAAATGTTCTGCGACAAGTCTATGGATTAATTTTTTACATATTTTTCCGTCAGAGGCCAAAGAAACATTGTAATACGGGGATGTACCCCCGACCCACGGTTTGATGATTTGTCCGTTCCTCCAATATTGGGATGTGGCATTACGGACATATCTTCCGACACTTCTAATTCTACCGCAGGAGCTTACTTGATAAATTCCCTCGTAATGATGAATATCTTTCCAAATTTCTTCCTCGTCCATTATCGTATATATTTCTTGTATCGTATTATCGCGCTTACCGTCTGGCGGCTGACGCCGTACTGTTTTTCCCGGCCGTTTTGGGGAGCCCCGCCCGGAGAAAATCTGTATTTCAGCATTTTGCTGCGCCCACAGGCGGAAGCGTCTCATGTGGCGATGATTACGCTGCTGATGGCGATCGCCGTAACGCAGGGCGTACGGGAGCTTCATCTGGATGCGAAGATCAAATGGCCGAACGACGTGGTAATAAACGGAAAGAAAATCTGCGGAATTTTGACGGAGATGTATCAGTCTGCAGCCGGCAGCTTTTTCCTTGTGATCGGGACGGGAATCAACGTCAATCAGAAGGAATTTCCGGAAGAGGTAAAAAAGACAGCTAGTTCTCTGGCACTGGAATTGGGAGCCGATGTGGACCGGGAAGTGCTTCTTGCGTCCGTGCTGAGACATTTTTCGGATTGCTACGACAGCTTTCTGGAAACAATGGATTTGAGCGAACAAAAAGAGCTTTACGAGAGCTTTCTTGTCAACAAAGGACGCGTTGTGGAGGTACTGGATCCCAAAGGCGAATGGCAGGGAACGGCGATCGGCATCGAGAAGACCGGAGAGCTGCTCGTCCAGAGAGAGGACGGTTCCGTTGAAGCGGTCTATGCCGGAGAAGTATCAGTGAGAGGAATATATGGATATGTCTGAAACAGGAAAATTGGGAGAAAAAATCGTGCTCTGTGGGGCGAACGCCTACGAGCAGAAATATTATTTTAATCCAAGATTCAGCAAAATCCCACAGTCCGTCCAGGATGAGCTACACATTATCTGCGTGCTGTTTACCCGGGAAGTGGGAGGAATTTTTACGATCGTATTTGAAGAGGACGGAACGCTGGCGTTTGAAACCAATGCGGCAGACGATGATTTATTATATGATGAGATTTCGAGCGGACTTCTGATTGCGGAAATCAAAAGAAACCGTCAGGAACTTTTGGAATCTCTGACTTTGTATTATCGGGTTTTTATTCTCGGTGAGGATGTGTCCGCGCTTCTGGAGGAAGAAGATT